CAAAGCATCCTCATCAATAACTTGAATAGTTTTATACAACTCAGTTTCAAGACCTTTAGACACAATTAAATTATCAGCCATTTGTGGGTCAATTTTACGAGACACTCTTTTTTGTTTTTGTAACATGGTTACACCATCTATTTCAGTAGATAGTTCAACAAACAAGTTACCACTGCCATCTAGTTCACCGTTAGCATCTATATCTTCAAATAATTTTTCTCTTAAAGATTTTATTTCTGACTCAAAATACTCAATTTGTTTTTTAAAAAAGATATATTGTTTAGCCTGAGATTCAAGATCATTTACTGCAGGAACTCTTGGTTCTTCTTCTTTTACTCTTGCCATGTTAACCCCCTCAAGGTCGTTGTTTCTGTAGGAAACCTATCAGACTTCCTACCGTTAGGTCAATTCCACCTTTAGAATTAATGCCTGATCCATCTAGAACAGCATCTGCTACAGCGTTTTTTTGTTGAAGCATTTCGTGTTGACGTTCTTCTATTGAATTTTCTACTATTAAATCTTGAATTACAATGCTAGGCCATCTACTTGAGGCCCGTTTAATTCTTCCATTTCTTTGTACGGCTAACCCTGCCGACCAAGGTAGATCATAATTTACTAATAAGTTTGCTACAGGTAGGTCAACTCCATAACCTCCAGCATCTGAAGAAATAAATACTCTACACTCTGGATCAGTTAAAAATTTTGTTTTACTTGCTTCTTTTTCTTTAGCATTCATATTTCCTGTATACAAAGTTCCACCAACAACATTTTGAATTCTAGACAACATACCTACGTACGAAGTAAATATAACTACCTTTGCATCTGGATCTGTTTCTAAATGATCTAACACATATGTTTTTAATATATCTAACTTTGGATGTTTAGTTAACTCATTTAATAAATCTCTTTCTTTTAAACCGTAAATGTAAGCGCTGCCTTCTCCATCTTGTTTTTGAAACTTTACAACACTATCTGCAAGTAATTCGGGATGATCACACAACATTCTTAATGCAGTTATTTTAGACATAATAGATCCACGTAACATATCTGCTTGACTTCCCATCTTACTGTCATGTCCGTAATGAGATATTAATGAAAAACTAGTGCCCAACAGTTGTTGCGCTTCATAGAGTTCTTGACTTAATTCATCAGCAATAAAGTTGTACAGTAAAGATGTTTTATTATCTAATGGTATTTTTATTGGATCTAGATGAATGGTGTCAGGTAAGTAAGGAGCCACATCAGAATCTGTTTGAACTTTTCTAACAGAAATTGTTTTCATTTTTTCATGAAAGATAGGTAAATTTCTATATCTTTGAACACCTCCAAAATGATTTCTGACAATAAACGTTTGATCAAATAAATCAAATCTTCCAAGTAGTTTTGGGTCTACAAATTGCATGATGCTATACAACTCTTCTGGTTTACCATTTTCAATAGGTGTACCAGTAAGGGCAAACCTGATTGGAACATTTGCTGATAATTTTTTAACAGCCTTTGAACGTTTAGATCTAAAGCCTTTAATTGCTGTGGCTTCATCGCAAACTATTGCGCCCCAATCTTCGTCTTTAATAGAGTCCCAATCATTAACCACTGTTTCATAGTTACAGATAATGTAATCGGGAGATCTTACTCCACTAAGTTCTCTATCCCAACGAATTAACCTAGTATTTTTTGAACCATCTATAACTACGGTTCTTGCATCAGAAAACTTTTTAATTTCTTTTTCCCACTGGTATTTTAAACTAGACAAAGCAATTACTAAAATAGGTTTAGTTAATTCACCAGTGTCTTTTAATTTTTCTAAGGCTGCAATAGTCATACAGGTTTTTCCTAAACCCATTTCATAAGCAACAAGCATTTGTTTTCGAACAACCATTTTGTCTACTGCCTCTGGCTGATATGGTTTTAAAATTCCTTTAAACATTATCTATTGGCGTTGGGGCGGTTGCTAATGCACCACACAAAGCACACTCCATATCTAACATATATAAAGATATTTCATTATCTTCAAACATTGCTTTTACATTCCACAAAGTAGAACCACAGATACACACCTCTAATGGATTATCCCTATCTCGAAGATCCATCATAAGTATGCTGCTTTACCTAAGACAGACGTACGTGCTGTTTGTATCCCACGTTTAATTTCTTCTTCAGTCATATCTCCAACATCTTTAACATCAATTCCTGTGTAATTAAAGTAAGAAAGTTCTATGCCATATTTATGAGAAAACCCACGCATCTGTTCGTTAGCAATGTGCCCTGCTTTATCATTATCAAATGCTGCTATAACTTTAGAAACACGGCGCATAATCTTTGCTTGATCTTCACTAATTATTGCTCCAAAAGTAGAGATTGCTTGATAACCTAAACCAGTAAGTCGAACAGCATCTAGAGGCGACTCTACAACAAGTAAATAATTTTTAATTAAATCATCATCCATAATTTCTACACCAAATACTGTTTTAGATTTTTTTACTCCTGCTGGTTGATTCTTAAAAAAACGACCACGAGCACCTTTTTCTTGCCAACCCCACAAGGAACCGTCGTTGGGATCTCTAATTGGAAGAATCCAAGACTCAAGTTTTGTATCCCACCGAACGCCGTGAGCATCTACTGACTCTCGTGTTAAAAATCTTTTCTTTAATTCAATATCAGGTGCATCGGTGTACACAGCAAGGCGAGCCTCTGACATCGGTATTTGCTCTGGTTCTGCTTGAATGTATTGTGGTAATTCTTTAATTCTTTTCATCAAAGAATCAATAGGTAGTTCAGCAGTGTCGTCTATATAGTCACGAGCATCGTGATAATCAATGCCTTTTATGTCAGAAATTAATGTATAAATATTCCCTTTATAACCACATGAAAAACAGATGTGAGCACCTGTTTCAGAGTTAATCCACCAAGAAGGTCTGTGATCTTCTTTACCAGTTCTTGCTTTGTGCATTGGACATAAGCCATTAACTTCAGTTCCTCGTTGAGCGTGAAGTGGTATTTCTAAAAATAATAAAATCTTTTCAACATCAATCACACCCGCCCCCAATCAGAACAGAAAGTGCACTTCATCATTTGTTCTTCATCATGGAAACAACCTGTTTCCCAACGCCAAGTTAGAGCGGTCTCACTTGGTCCACAGTTACGGCTAGCAACAATCTTTAATAACCTAATATCTTCATCTTCTTCTACTGGTTCAAGACCAAGAATTACGTCTGAGTCTTGGAAAAATGATGATGAATAACCTATTGAATCTGCAGTAACTTTTCCAGCACGCATTTTCCATAACAAAGTTTGTGTAGTAATAATAACTGGTTTATTAATTCTTTGAGCAAGTCTTTTTAACGAACGAGTAACATTTGTAATTGCTTGTGGAGTATTCATTTCTCCACTTACTTCATCAAGCATAAGATAAACACCATCAACAAAAACAATGTCTGGTTTTGTTTGTTCAATTTTTGCTGCTAATGCAGATACGGTAATGCCATTTACAGCGTCTATTAAATGAAAAGACGGTTCGGTTTCCATTTTATTTAATACATCAATGTATCTATCTTCTTCTGCTGGTAAAAGTTTTCCACGTCTTAACCTGCCGTGAGAAACGTTTGCCCGCATTGCATCGTGCCGTTGTTGTTGTTCATGGTTATTCATTTCAAAAGATTGGAACATTGGAATAAATCCTTGGGCATGAACATTCAAAGCCATCTTTAAAGCAATTTGAGATTTACCAGTTTTAGGTGGAGCAATTATAGTTATTAATTGACCGCCTTGTAATCCCGCAGTTGCTTCATCAATTTTTGAAAAACCAGTAGGTATACCTAAAAACTCTTCATTTTGTAATGCTTGATAATCTTTATATCTTTGTTCAGTATTTTTAGTTAAATCTATTTCGTGTGTACCGAGGATTCCTTGTTCATTAACCTTAGTAATAGTTGCTTCCATTGCAAGCAACGCTGCATCATGGTTGTTGTCTTGTAGTTGTTCTACTGCTGTCTCTAAACCTTGACGAGTAAGAAGGCGACGACGAAAGTCAACCATTGTGTCCAATAAATATTCAATGTTGTCTTGAACATCTAGAACTTTGTAATTTGGATAATGATCTTTGACAGTAACTGCGGTCGGTACTTCGCTGTACTCTGCATAGTGTTTGCGAACAAAAGACCAAGCCTTGCGGTTATCGTCATCTAAAAACCAAGATTCATTAACACCACGTTGTAGTGCTGGAACTATGTCTCGATCACGAATGACCTTGCTGACTAAACGGTGTTCGTTGTCAGATGCCATTTAATGCCCCCTCTTACAATTTATCTAGTTCTACTCCTGCTGATCCGTATCGTGCAACTCGCCATTGAACATCTACCACGCCTCGAAGATTAGCACGGTAAGGAAGTTTCCTAACTAACTCACCTGGGTCTGCGTATAGATGCCAGTAGTTAAATGGGTTAACAACTTCCCTCTCTAATTTTTCAAAAGCCTTCTCAAGTAAATCTTCAGTCCAACCTTGGTCTGCATAACCTGCTAACTCTAAAGAAATTCCATAGTTATTTGATAGTAACCAAAGTTTGTTTGCACTCTGAAGGTTAATCTCTCCTAAAGTTAAGTTTACTTTTGTAGTCAGTAACCTCTTAGTAACTTCTTCTACTAGTGGAATAACTACATCTGTTACACACACAACTTGCGGAGAGGAGACGTTTGATATGTCTCCGTTTTTCATAGTACCTCGACTTTAGCATACCTAACTACAAAATCACGAAACGTCTTTGGATCTATGTTTGCTTGTGAGGCTAACTCTTCAGGAACTTCACTAGGGACCAAAATAGAATAGTGTCCGTTATTAAGTTCCATTTTTTTATTCACAAAATTTACGTGCTTGCATTTCAGAGTCTTTTTCCACACAGGACAATTGCACCTAACCCTCTTTGTTCCTGTATCAACTTCAACCTCAAACACACCCGCAGCCTGAGAAGAAATAAAGAGTTGAACTGTCCGCCAAGGACTCTCCATGCTCATTCCCTTCATTGTGCTGCTCTCAAATCTGCTCCGACTATAGGTACCCGTATGAATGCTTCCTGAGCAAAACTTGCCATTGCTTCCCTATACTCTGCTTCCCAATTTTCTAGGCGCACATTAGTGGTAACAATTGTTGGCAGAGCCTTGTCGTATCTAAGTCTAAGTATCTCATCAAATGATGTGTCATCGTACTTTGAACCATATTCTTTTCCTAGATCATCTATAACTAGTATTCGAACATTTAACCAATCAAACTTAGATCTGCCATGAAAGCCATCTATCTCATAGACGGCCTGCTTCTTATCCTCAAAGTCAGAATCGAAAGTTGCTTTCTTTCTAGATAAGAACTCTGGATAAGTCATGTAGTACACAGGCCTTGCGCCAAGACCAAAGTCAGATGCACTCATGCCCAACACCTTTGCAGCCTCTGCATCATTGTCGGGAAGATTGCGGACAAACTCCATTGCAGCAACTACTGCGTGAGTCGTCTTACCAATTCCAGGTCCTCCATCAAATAAAAGACCAACACCATTAACTCCGATATGGCCAATTTGTTTTATGACTTGACCATTAACGCAGTCATCTAT